TCGAAGTCTCCGTCCATAGCGGTCTTGATTGCAACGCGCTCGAACATCTTCAGGCCGTTAGGCACGTCGGTGGTCAGGAAGAACGCGTTGGTATCCGTCAGCCAGTGGTTGATGGTATAGCCACCAGACACCGTGCCGTTGGTCTTGAGCGCGTTGATGTCGTTGTCAGTGGTGCCGACGCGACCTTCAGTTTGCAGCAAGCGGGTAGCCACGAATTGCAGCGCTGGAGGGATGACCAGCTTCTTCGGTTTGGCGGCGATGAACAACCCACGCTCGTCGACCCAGCCAGCGATCTGAATGGTGGCGGCTTCGAGAGAAGTCTCATTCAGGTCAACGCCGGTTGAAGGGCGATTGGAGTTGGTGAAGCCACCAACCGTTAGATGCGCAGTGGAGCACAACACCACACCGTCGCCGCCTAGGAACGAGCTATTGAACGCATTGTTCAAGACCGCAGCACCTTTGACTTGCTTGGTGTAGGCCATTGCGCGAGCCAGTGCCTTAGTGTAGCGAGACGAGAGAGAATCGTACAAATTATCCTCGATCGCTTCCTCGGTAATTGCAAATCCGAGAGCAATGGTTTCGTGCGTATAGCGGGCGGTGTACGACTCTTGCGCGTTGTCGTAAGCAATACCGGCGCCCTCACTCTTGTTCGGAGCGGCACCGAAACCAGAGATTTTTTGTTCTTCTTCGAAAGAACGGTTGGACTTGTCGATTTCATAAATGTCCTTGTGTTCTTCACCGTAGCGTTTGTACTCCAGCCCGAATAAACCATTCAGGCCGGGCAAAAGCTCTTTCAGTAGCTGTGCGCGACTAATAGCCATGATTTATCCCCTGTTATTGTCCGGTCGCGTTGTTATACGCGTGGACGCCGACGTTAAACTTCACGATACAGTCGGTGTAAGCATCACCCGCTGTGGAGGTTGGGCCATTGACCAGATCAACGATACGCACTGCAAACGTCGCAGTTGCCGCTGGTGTGGTGGCATTGAGCTGAACGCCCGACGTACCGAACAATGTGCTGCCGGCCGAGAAGTTCGTCAACGTCGCATTCAGGCCGACTTGCGCGCGCGTGATGGCGCCGCTGGACTGCACTAAGAACAGTGCATCAGGATCGTCGACCACTTGGATGTAGACCTTGGTCGCGCCGCCAGTGATCCCGTTGGCTGGGAAATACTGAGCGTGCTGCTCTTGGTGCAGGGTTGAATCCGTGTAGCGTACGCCGACAAACACGCCGACCGGAGTTGCGGTGCCGGCAGTGGTAGTAGGTGTTGCTGCGACCGGGATCGGTGCGCCTGCAGTGATGTTCACAAGGTCGCCAAAAAAGAAGGCGGTGGCCGAATTCACGGTCATCGGGATTTCTCGCATGGAACCCGCGAACTGCTGACTGCCGATCAATCCGATCGGTTTCAGTCCGTAGGGTGCGGATACAGCACTCATGGTATTTCTCCTGTTTTAGCGTGACGCTATGCGCCGCCGCTACCGAATGTAATCTTTGTCTTACCCTCTTTGAACATGGGCATACGCGGATCATTTTCTTTCATCAGGCTGTTGTCTACCGCTTGCTGCGCATTCCGGGTTTGAGCCTCGTAGTACGCTGCACGCTGTCGCATGAACTCGACCGGCGCTTTGCAGAGCAACAACCCACCAATTTCAATACAGCCTTTATACTTCGAGCGCGTATCGCTGTTGGCAGCAATACCGGGTTGTTCTTCAGCTGGCACCGGAGAGAATCCCTCGCGGCGTTTTGAATTCACATTCATTGCATCGTCCACACCCAGCGTCGCAGTGCGAACCCACCGAAACACATAGCCTTCTTCCGGCATCGGGGTGGGCAGTAACTCTGGAGGCGCCCACGTTTCCGGCCGAGAAAATGCTTCACGTGTATCCAACTCGCGCGGTGCGCGAACGTCCTTTTGGTTGTTTGCGCTCATATCAGGCTCCGCTATCAAGTTTTACAAGTTCTCTGGCATATTGTTCGAGCGTGAGCCCGAGTTTTTCAGCCATGGCGACTTGCGATTTGGTGAGGGTAATCTTGGTTTTGCTGCCCGTCGATACGCGAGATACTGACGCCACAACAGTTTTTGGCTTCTTCGGAGCTGGGGTTTCGCGCGGGGCGCTACCTTCATCCTGCCATTCGTACTCGGGATATCGTTTGCGCATTTCTGCGTCGATCTTCGAGTAGTATTCATCAGCATCGTCGACCGGACTTAGCCCGTCTTTGATGAGTTTTTCGTGCACGCCGTACACTAACGAAGTCATGGTTGGGTCTGTGCCGAACCAATCCTTGTTGCTGTCTGCCCATTCCAGCGCCCTGTTGTCAGGTTTCGCTATTGGATTGGCCGCGACTTGGCGAGGTTGAGGCGACTCTACAACATTTTTTTGATTCTGTAAAGCATCTTCTGCTTTTTTTACTGCTTGCGTTTTCCACTGCTTTGCATTGGCCGCTGCAAGAGAGGCTTCTGCTAGTTCGCCGGCAGCTTCCGCCAACTTTTCAGGGTCGCCGGCATCGAACGCCTTACGATATTTTTCCTTGGCGCTGGCGACCGATAGAACTGCTTTATCCTGCACTTCGCCGGCATAGGACGCTTCGCCATATGTCAGCTGCTGTTCCAGCGCTTTGGTCCGTTGATAAGCCGTCTGCGCCACACGCACTGCTTCGTCCCGCTCACGTTCGGCAGATTCGCGGCTGCGGCGTTCGTCGTGGTATTGATGTTTCAGCGCGCCGAGACGCTTCTTTACCGCATCGGAATACTGTTCAACTTCGTCGTCGGCTGCAGCTGCGGCAGTCTTCGCCTCGATCGGTTTGCGCCCTTGATCTTCTGGTGGCGTATCGTCAATAACATTGACTTCAAGTGCGTCATCCTCGCCGCCCACACCGCTTTCTAGTTTTTCATTTGCCATTTTTTTCTTCCTTCGCGACTTCGGATATGGTCAAATACTGACCGCCGTAAACAAACAATTCTTTATGTTGTCCATCTGTGAGCCGGTGCGTAATCAGCACAGCCTCTGCGTTGTTTTTTACTTCAATGAGCACGTCTTCGTGGTTGTGTAATGGGGTGCTGATAATTACGCGTGTGGCCATGTCAGATTCTCCTATAACCTTTTGGATCGTTCACCGTGGCTTCGAGGCTGTCATCGTTGAGAATTCTGAATTCCTGCCCGTTCAATTTAAAACGCTGCCCCTTGTATGGCCCCGTAAGGATATAGTCCCCAACCTTGCACCAAGGGCCGGACGGGAACCGCTCTTTGTCCATGTAAGCGTCTGGTCCCATGTCAAGCACGATGCCTATGATCGACAGCACTTCCTCGTTCGATTTTGTTACATCGACCTTAACTAAAGAGCTGCCTTCGAATTTTTCTTCCGGTTTTGGTAGCGCAATGAGAAGTTTGTGTCCGCACGGTTTCGGCAGCGCCTGCTCAAGTTGCTCGTCCGTCAAGGTCTCTTCTATCGGCGGCATACGATTTTCGATGTTGCGCAGTGGGTCATACAGCCGGTTGTCTGACTCGGTTATTTTTGGGTAGAACTTTTCCACGATGGTTCCTTAGATTTGTTTGCTGTTTGAGTACCGCAAGCATATGGAATAAATCTTCATCCCAAACACTTCCGGCGACAGGTTTGGAATTTTTTTCTCGATCAATTCCATTATGTGTTTCATGAGTTCGACATCTTCATCGTCCTTGACTACCATCTGCGGATCGGCTTTCGCTTCCTCTACCGCTTTCACGAGTGCTACTTTGTTTGCTGCCCACTCGCTCGGGGCGCTGTCATGAATCTGCGCCATTGAAATTGCAGTGCGCGTTACCGCCTGACAGTCCTTTTGGTCTAACAAATGCGCGCTGACCGGCGCTACAACACACATCAGAAATACAGCAGTAATGGTGTTCATGACAGCTCTCCTGACTACAACATATCGCGAATTTTTTTCACCAAGTCGCGAACGGTGTGATTCACTTCCGACGATGCGAAGGCTACCATCGTCTCGATGCTATCAAGCAGCGGATGGATCGGGCTGAACTCCCCGGTCTGAGGCTGCGCGCCGTTGTCGACCGCTGCAGGAGCAACGTCTCCAACCAACTGAAAAACTTCGGACGGATGAGGCGGCACCGACATATCTGCTTCGGGTGTTACAACTTCAACGACTGGTGCGGGGTCAGGCGGCAATGCATTGGCGATCCAGTCAGGCTGTGTTGTGTCCGCAGGTACAGATGCGGTTGAGGGCGCTTCGACTGGAACATCTATTGCTACAGCCTTGGGGGCAGCTGTCACATCTATTTGTACAGACTCAGGTACTGCTGAATCGATTGGTTGGTTTTCCACAATATTCTCCAAAATTTATCGGTTGTTCCACTGCTCTGCCAAACGCTTGAAGTGGATTTCTGCCAACTCAAGCCCATACCGTCGGCTGGTAAGCCGAACGTATTCTGTAAAATCCTTGCAGTGTCCTTCGACGACTGCTGCATCGACTACATCCTTCTGCTCCTGTGTGTATTGCAGGAACAGCTTGTCAAAGTTAAACGGTAAGTCGTCCATTATTTTTTGCCTTTCGTTGGTTTCGGTTTCGCATTTTCAAGCGCAAGTGCGTCGGCCGCCTGCTGCCCGGCCAAATTCCGATCGTGCTCGTTGCCGTCTTTCTGCAGCAAGTGTTCGTGCGCTGTATTCAGTACGGCCAT